ATGGATTTTAGACGCTTATTTCAGGTCTAAATAGACACGGCTGAAACGATGCCTCAATAGATGCTGACGAGCAATGCAGGTTCGAGTCCTGCTTTCTCCACTAACCAAAAATAAAAAACAGATGAACAGAGAATTAAAATTTAGAGCATGGGATGGAAGCCGTTTCGTGCATTTTGACGGTATTACCATCGGAATCGGTAAAAATAGATACAGAAATAAAAAGGACAATTCACCTTATGTGATGTTTGAAAATGACACATTTGGAAACCATGTAAACCTTAGAAAGCATGAAGTATCTCAATATACTGGATTAAAAGACAAGAACGGAAAGGAGATTTATGAGGGGGATGTTTGTGTAACTAAGTATCCTGATAATATTCATGATTTATATCATGGCGTTGTTACTTACAATAATTCCAAAGCATTTTTCGAGTTTTCAGGTATTCCACTCTATATAGCGGAAAATATTGAAGTAATAGGCAACATCTACGAGAATCGTGATTTATTAAATAACTAAACTATAACGCATGAAACAAATCAAACTAAGCGATTCACACTACATTGTGGTGGATGAAGCGCAGGAAATCAAAGTAAACGATTGGTGCATAATGCTTGATAGCTTTGGAAATTTATTTAGTGGATGCCAACAATACCTTGGTGAATCAGCGGGTCATTATCTAAATAAAGGACACATAAAAATCACCCACTCAACCCAACCGATTGAAAGTATTGTTACTTCAGTTGAAAACGACGAGCCATTTGTAGAATATATGTTCTCCAAGATCAAAGAATACCCACTATTCGTAGCCAAAGAGATAGCAGGAGGGGTGGATGTAAATGAAAAAGCATATAAATATGCGATTGATTATAGATGCCCAGCTACTAATGACCAAGAATATTGCAAACACGATATTATATCTGCATATAATAATGGCTACAGCCAAGCCCTTGAAGACAACAAGGATAAAAAATATACAGATGAGGATATGCTTAATGCTCTTTATTCTATGTGGTACAAGGCAAAAGATGGTGACTTTAACATTAAGGAAGCAGTAAAAGCATCTATTGATTATGTCCAACCTAAAACAGAGTGGGAAGTAGAAATCGTAGAAGGTAAACTAAAAAGAAAATGACACACGAAGAACAATTAAAACACATGGATTCTTTCTTCGATAGAATGAAAGAAATAATGAATTCTAAGGGAGATGACTACGCGAATGAAGATCGTTTGTCTAACTTTAAGTTAGCGGGGGAAATCAGCCAAATATCACCGGAACAACAATGTCTTTCTCTTATCGCTACTAAGGTGGCTCGGCTTGGAGTATTACTTAAAAACAAAAATCCACAACACGAAAGCATTAGAGATTCTGTATTAGACCTGGCAAATTACGCTTTGCTCTTAGATATGATTCTCACAGATGTAGAAAAGTCCGAATTGCTTTGCCAAAAATACGCCAAAGGACAAAGAGAACAAGCGCAATCCAAAGAATGTTATCAATTATCCACAACTTTACCCTATCCAGTAACGTTTGGTTTTTAACCGAAACAGAGTTTACTTGGATTGGGTAATATTTGATCACGGTATCGGCATCACATTTTCCCTGTAAATAAACGGTTGAATCTCGGTTAAAGTAGTATTTAACGTGCATCTTACCCTCATTCATGTAAACCGTATCAGGTTGATTAAAGTAAAATGTAGTATCTTTCTGCACCGACTTTGTAAAGATGGTATCTTTCTTCCAAATGGTATCCGTCTTTACAAGGCTTGGATGGTTTCTTAAAATTCTCGCTATTCGTTGTTCCGGAGAACACGAAGCAAATAATAAGAGTAAAATACTAATCTTTATCGTTTTCATTTTCAAATGATTTTGCCCATTCTAACCAAGTGAGCCAAGTTTCTTTCAATCTATTATAGCTTTCACGCACCCTAAATACATCGTCCCTTGTATATACACGAGTACAAGGCTTATCGTCTTTTGATGTTCTACTCGCCTCCAATGTAACGATGTCGGCGATATATCCAATCCATTTAGCTTCGGCCGTTTCTCCCTTGTATTTTACCAATCTCCTTAACTCAATATGCGTAGAATTTAAAATAGGGATCGGGGTTTCCTTATCAAATTGTTTCATTTTCTTTTACCTCTGTTTTGATATGCTTTTAGGCTTGTGGTGAAATACTTTCCGCAGTCTTTACATTGCATGGAAATGGATACCATACCTGCTGCACTTATTTTCTGTTTGCTAAAGTTTGTACGTTTACTTCCACAATATTGGCAATCACAAGTATCACCAGCCATAAACCTTCCAATGTGCGTTTTAGGCTTAGAGAACCCTTCTAACTTTAAAAACACTTTTTCCAATAACTCTACATCTCTCTTGCAATATGTCAGCATTTTACCCATAGCCACTTTGCTATTTCGCTGAATTATATCGTGCCACAGCTGAATCCCTCCCGTATCTTCTTTCCCTCCAAATCCTAAATACTTACCAATGGCATCTAATCTATTCGATGGGAATTTGAATTTAGAGCGTGAAATCTTTAACGTATCAATACTTTTTATCTCCGGCATGGATTTGTACCCATTAAGCAAGAAACGAGTTCTAATCCATTTAATATCGAAATTGTCCCCGTTATGCGCCACCACCTCATCAGCCTCATTAATGATTTCATAGAACTTATCAATCATTTTTGAATCGTCCCCCTTATCCCACGTTAAATGATTAACCTTACTACTTCCCTCCCATTTGTAGCAGATACAGATAATTGATGAATCCTTTACGATTTGATCGTAGGTTATTGTCGTATTGAATGACGGCTTCCAAAACCATCCTAAACAATAGGACGTTTCAATATCAAAAAATAATCGTTTAAATGCCATAGGGTCGTAGTTTGGTTCGCCCCAAATATAAGTTAAGTATTTCTAACAAATACTAACTTTTTTCGGATTTCTCTTGCTTTTTACCGTATTCGTTGATTCCAAACAATACACTAATAAAAGCATAATCACAAGTTAATACGGGGATCAGTTGTGAAAAGTCCCCTAATGTAATCCATTTAATATGTGCAACAAGAACACAAACGACAAGAGAAAATGCAGTTAATTTTTTACCACTATATCCTTCTGCTTTGTTATTTAAACTTGCAAGAATGTTATGTATAAATTCTTTCATTTGATAGTAATAAATTGTTGTCTATTGCCAACGGCTTTGTATGAAATATGCACCCAAGATGGATAACCTTGTGCATTTGGATATTCGCATATCAGTTGGTCAAATTTTAGATTTTCCTTTGCCCACATCATCAACAAATAATTAGAATGACGATCACCAGTATCAATATCAATGGCTTCACCTTTGCAATGTTGGCTTGTTGGACTACCACCAATAGACGCATTTAATTCGGGACTACGATAAAATGAAGAAACAATTAATGGTTTTCCATAATATTTACGCATTGGTTCAAAGCATTTGTTTGCTACCAATTCCATTTTTGGAATAACATTATCAGGAGGAAGATTATTTATTCCTTTTCTTGCTGCTTCTTGGCTTTTTATAGCTTCTTCAAATGTGATATGTTCTGAAATATTCATTATGCAAATACTCTATGTTCAATTATTTTAATACGATCTTCAAGTGATTCGTGTTTAACACTTACTTCTTTGATTGCGATTTGCGAATCAAAGTTAACTTTAAAGTTAACATTATTATTTATGTTTTTTAGATTTATTCCATTCGTGAAACCATTTCCATCCTGTATAACCAATGGCCAATAAAAGGGACATTATTTTCAATACAAGCTCGATATTAGTCAGGCTAATACCAATAGCTGCAACGTGTGCTAATACTACCGAAAGCACATCGGGATGTTCGTGTAAGAATTTATGCATATAAAGGGAGTTATTTGAGCGCATCGAAACGAGCCTTTAATTGTCGTATTTGTTCATCTGCAAGTAAATTAATATCCAATTCAACCTGCTTATTAGGGTCTTCATAGACCATATAACGGTTAATCAATTCTCCATTTTCTACTTCTTCGCATACCCAAGAATCACGACCATCTCCTTGCGGTTTATATGTATATATTTTTTCCATTAGAATTTATTAAATAATCTCATACTTGTATATACAGCGGTTGGATTTGTAACCCATGGAGGAGTAACCATTTTAATTGTATATCTATCTGTTGTATTTGGAATAGATATTGAAGTAGTAAAGTTAAACACTCCTGTTGCATTAGCACCAGCATCCATCGTAATATTCCCTATAAAATAATCCGTAGATGTTGTTATGTTTCTTAAATATAATCCAACTGATTCACTTGTTCCTGTTACTGTATTCTCATAAGTAAATAGAGCCTTAGTTACTGTACCTGCCGATATGAATGTAAATTCTTTCCCAGCAGTTGAGACAGCGGGAGCCAATGTGTAATATAACCCAAAATGATAAGATGTAGAATCGGCAGGAGAGAATGTTGTTCCACCAAGCATAACCATTTCGCCCAGTCTTCCATCGTTATTAAGCACAATATCACCGCTTGAAAAGCTTGTAGTAGTAACTTTATTACTACTATCAGTCATAAGCATTTTACTTGCTACCGTTCCTGTTTGCAAAAGAATATCACCACTCGATGTTCCGAAATTCTTGTTAAATGCTGTGTTTTTTGTAATTATAGGCTCATAAGCAGCAGCAGCAGCAGCGATTGTCAAGTAAGGTGCAAGAGATGGAATATCAGAAGTAAAAGCTAAAGTACCATTAGCGTTCTGAAATGTGTAAGTGCGATCTGCATTATTCCCACTCGTTTTTAGGATAGTCTTATAGTTGCCATCAATCTTCCATTTAATATCTCCGTTTGCATCTGCCCATAAGGCTGTTGAACTTGCAGGACTTGTAGCATCAGATGATTGATGTTTTAAATCAATATGACCTGCTCCAGCAGTTCCATTAATCTTAAATGAATTAGCGTTTAAAGCATAAGCACCCAAATCAACATCGCTATTAGCATTAGAGCCATCACGCTTTAACGCATCTACCTGAGTTGCTGTTGGGGTTGTTATATTTATATCCATAATATGTTAACCGTTTCTGCGTTTAAATCTGTTGAACTTGTTGAACTTTGCAATACTCCATCTAAGTAAACATTAACCGTTCCACATGATCCACCTCCACCTGTTACCGTATAGCTTCCTCCTGCATTTACCGTAGTTAATACATTCCCATTTGAATCGAAAATAGTAACTACCGGACATCTATCATTAGCTGAGATAGTACCATCAAAAGGAACAGCACATCTATCAGAAGTGAATGGTAGCTTTAATTCTATACTTGCAGTCCATCCGCTTACACTATCAACAAATCTCTCAGTAAAATCGTGAAGCGTTACGTTGTCGGCCGTAAAAGTCCAATCATAGTTGGGGTCTTTTAGAATGATAATAACATCTTTTGCAATCTGTAATTGATCGCTTAAAACCTCTAATTCGTTTACTCTTCCACCTTTTACAATATCCATAAACAGGAAGTTAAATCTCAAGGTTTCATACATTCCAGAAATCTGACTATCCTCAAGAGTTACCCACATCATTGGGTAGTTAATATCCCCCGAGGTAGCTATATCCCAAATATCACCGTAACCAAAGCTATTTATCTGCTTGTGGCTTTGTGCTATCGTTTGAAAGTCTGATATTATCTGATTGAGTGTTCTGCTCATGTTTTATCTTTTCAAAATACTCCCGTATCTTGGTTTCTGTTCTTTTTGATATTGCTCCCTTTGTCTTACTCACGATAGTATTTTTTAGTATCGTCAATAGGAATATTTTTATACGACCTTTGAACCCCTAAAAATAAACCCTGTGTGTAGTTATTTCGCTTAGGAATTACCGTATCATATCCGTCCCCTGGATTGTCATAAAGAGGATAAGACGAGCAATTCTCTACCAAGTAACGAGTAACTCTCTCAGAATAGAACTCCGCTCTGTCCTTAAAGAAATCCATCAACCGATCTAAGTCAGTAGTCTGAATACTCTCCGTATTTTCTGAAGTTCTCTTGGTGATGCTCTTATTCATTACCTTAAACGTAAGAATCAAAGCAGCATCGTGTAAAACCCAATATTTTAAAGCAGGACTAATATAAGTGTCTAACAGGGTTCTGTTAAGTGAAGTAACCGAACCTGCTGCAATCTGACTTTTCAACTCATCATAAAGTCCCGTTCCAAGAACAGGAAGAAGTCTTAAATCCTGAGTTTCTAAGATAGAATTTCTAAGGAGTTTAATATCTACATTCTCATCAATGTAGGAGGTGTCCTTAATATATTGTTCGGTGATAAATATTACGTTTGCCATCTTAATCCTTTTTAATTACTGCTGCCCAAATATGTCTGCAATATGGTACATTAGCACCATCTCTATTCCACCAACCACCTCTGAACTCCCATACGTTAGTTCCTAAATCATTGCTCATAGCCGTTAAATCAGAACTTGTATAAGTAACACCAGCAGCTGATTTATCTAACATCTCAACACAGAAATCTCTCGAATGCGATACGTTTCTTTCCTTCACATCAGGTCGCCAAGTGTACTTATACTCTACTCTCATTCCGGAAGTTTTCGCCCCTTCGTTATTTACAATATTCTCACCTGATTTTTTTGGGATAATCTCACCTTCCTTAACCTTCAAATACCCGCCATCATCAAGTCCTTTAATTAATGAATTTACTTCGCTCTCAGAGATTTTTAACACCTTAGCGATATCTTTAGTAGGCATTAAACTATCCTTGCTTAAAAGGTCTATAATAGCTTTTTCATTAGGAGTTAAATCCGAGGCAAATTGCATACTGATTAGATTCGCCTCATATTCTGCAAAGTTGAAGTTTTCACTAAACTCGATTGGAATCTCTTTAACGATGGTTCCGCCGGTATTCTTCCCATACTTAGCAAATACAGATCGCCAATCTTTCTCGGCATTCATTTGAACAGGAGCCGTTGGAGTTACGTTTGTTTGAACCAATCCTCCCTTCAATCCAATAAGACCACGAATCTCTTCTTGGGACATAGCCTCAAGAACCTTAGTAGCAACAAGTGGAGATAATGTATTCAAGGCGTTTACTATATCCTTTCCTGTTTCATTTGTATCTGCGTGTTTTAATTTAGGTAATCCCAATTTTTCTCTGACCTCATCAGGAGTAAAGGCAGCGTTAATCTGTGTGTCTGTCAATCCTGCTGACACAGATGGAGCGTGTCTAAATTGTACCTTAGAAGTTACACCGAAAAGACCAGCAAATCCATTAATAACATCCTCTAACAATCCTTGTCGGATATTAACGTAGGTATTTTGAAACAACTCATAAGCATCAATCATCTCAGTTCTTCCTCCTAACTGCCCCTCAGTCTTAACACCAAACAGCATAGGACTTGTAATCTTATGCCCCGTGAAAATATCCTGCTCAACACGTTTTCCAATCTCGATAAATTGCTTATCCAAATCACTCGGAGCAAATGAAGTAATAGTAGGGGCGTTATCGGCCGTATTATTAAAAGTAATCGCTACACTTCCAGCCTTATCAGTCCCTTGAAACTTTCTCTTAATACTTTGCTCAATCTGCTTCTTGGCCTCATCCTCAGGAACCCCGTTATTAAAGTTGATAATCGTACCAACAGAGAAACCCGTCTTAATGTTATTTAAATGGTAGTTAGCAATCTCAATATCTGTCTCGATAGAAGCACAAGCACCGATATATTCAGGAACAGGATATACGTTTCTATCCTTACCGTTCTTAGGACTGATTAACTTATAGTAGAAAATTTGATCCTTCCCAGGTTTGTTAGGGTCGAAAGCTGTAAAAGTCTTCAACCCCGTTTTTTCAGGTGATTGATTTGCTTGTCCCCAATCATTAGAATAGTAGAACTCTGTTTCATCAGGATTGACACGAATCTTAGAAAATGGAATATAATTAATACTAACTAATTTAGTAAAAGCCTTATTCCAAATAGGCTCAACATAGAATCCGTTAAACCATTCAAAATCTTGAATCATCTTTCTAATAAATCCATCCTTATTAAGTTGACGGATAAACTCATTCGCCTTGGCACGTTGCACCAAATTAGACCCCTGCTCTTTAGCCTCTAATCCACCACCATAGATATAGTTAGTCTTACCAGTTAAGATAGCACCGTGCTTCGCACTACGCAAAGCCAATTCAATGAGATACTCAGGGTATTTATTATCTTCCCCGTAGTATACCCAATCCTTACCTTTAACCTCTTTAAACTCAGGAATCTTGTGATTCTCGAATTTAATGGTCATGAAATTATTAGCTTCCTGTGCCATACGTTATAAATGTATTGTCCTGTCCACTATACCCTGTGTAAGAAATAGAAGTACCTACAACCTTAACAATTCCCTCTTCTAAAGGAGTTTGGTTATCAGCTAATAGTGGGTTTAAATTAGTATTGCTCGACTGCTCGTATACTCTGTATGTCCACGTTCCCGTTGGACTTAAAGTAATAGTGCCGCTCGTTAAAATATTAGTCCCTGTCGTTTCAGTGATCACGAACTCATTATACCTATCCTGATAAAGACTAATATCAGGAGCGATGAAATTTACCGCATTCTTTGTGATGTCATTAACGAAGTTGAACAGAAAATAACCACCCGTAATAGACTTCTCATTCAAAGTCAATACTACCGTGTTATTGCTATTCTTGTTAATCAATATCATATCATATAATATAAAAAAAAGTATTTTGTACAAAAAATTAAAGCCACCCCGAAGGATGGCTCTAACCCTAAAGACATGAAAACAAAAACTAAGAAAGAACACCAGTAACCAAAGCCTGAGATACAAAACTCGCAGGTTGTGATTCCATTCCGGTAAAGGTCAATGTGTACCCATTCAAATCTCCGAAAGCCTTTCCTGTTGTAGCACTTGCCTCACCAATATCAGCACCGTTGGTTTGTCCCATCAAACGGAATAATCCGTTGTTATCCTTAACGATAAACATCAAACGGTTTTGAGCCAAGATATGCAAGTCATTTCTGAGTGCTGCAGAAAGTTTCTTAAAGTTGAAAGTAAGCGTTTGTTCGTAATATAAAGTACCATTCTCACGGCTTGATACCACTTTCTCCTCGAAGCTCGCGTTCTCTTTTTCCATTTGATAGGTAAAGAATTTCTTTCCTGACAAGCAAGAAAGCGCAGTAATACTTCCGGAAGAAGCTGTGATATTAGCTTGTGGTACATTTGTAAATTCGGTAACATAGATCTCAGCAACCCCACCAACGGAATCACGGCAATCAATCTGTCTACCTTCAATAATTGTACAAGCCATTTTTTATGAATTTAAAGAGTTAAAATAAAGGGGGGATTTTTTATTTCCCCCCGATTAATTAGGAGCGTTTGTAAGTTACGATTTCAGAACCGTAAGCAATTTGGCAACCTGATTTCCATTTGATAGAACCTTTGATGTTCTGATCGTCCGGAGAGTACCACAACTTAGCCTCTTCGTATTCGTTCGCCATATCTGTTCCGTAAGCCAAGTTACCAACCCAAGTACAAACGATACGGTCTTTGTAATTTGCACCCTCACCAAGTTGACCATTATCCAAACCGTGTACGGCTTTAACTTTCAAACCACTTCCAGGCATTACGAACTCGCCAGTAGCGTAAGCGTTAGCAGGATCGTAGTTAAAGTAGTTCAAATTCTTTTCAGCAATCAACAACAGACGGAACACATCCCAACCACAGAAAGCAATCAGCGGCTTGTTAGGGTTGTTCAACAGGGCAGCAGGAACCAACTGATAGATCTCATCGAATACACCAATTACGTTTGAGGTAGTCAAAGTACCAACAGGAGTAGCGTAAATCGGAGAAGCTGCATCGATAGTTTTCAACCATCCGTCAAATTGCTTCAATACGTTAGAACCAACGCTATTGGTATCACCTTTCCAAATTGCTTGTTCGATACCGAGTGCAATGTTAGCGGTTACTGCATCCATGATAAGTTGCTCAAACGGCAAAGCATCATAGTTAGAACCTGCAATCAGTTTAGTAGACAAGAATTTAGCCTCCAAATCCTCAGGGCAGAAAGTATCTTGCCATTTCAATTTAGTTACGGTCAAAGTTCTGTCAGAGAATGTAGAAGAACCGGAAGCGTTGAAAGAACACACACCACCTGCTTGGAATGGAGCGGTGTTAGCAAACAACATGATTTTTTCTGCATTCTTAATACCTGCCATGATATTGATACCAGGCACTTTCAATGTTTCAGCACCTGTGATAGATGCTACCAAAATTTTGTCCGCATTCTCCTTAACGTAGGTAGTAAGGGACGATACTGTAAATCCAGCCATTTTTTAATTCGTTTTTTTTAGTTAGTAATTATTTAATTCTTTTTCCAATCTTTCGAGATCGGCTTTAAAGTTCTTTTTATGTTCAGTTGCGCTAAACTTCTCGCTCACTTTTTCAGTAGGAGTAGATGCAGGTTCTTCGCTAATTTGCTCAACAATAGAGAACATTTGCTTACTGATTTCAGAGGTCTTAGAGAAATTCTCTTTCAACTCTTTATTCTCATTCTGCAAGGTCTCGATAGTAGATTTCAATTCAGCAATTGTAGCGTTTACCTCATCTTTGAAAGCGTTAAATACGTGTTCTTCAACTTGTGATTTAATCACTCGTTTAGGTGCTTTATCAGTTGCGCCTTGTTTAACAGGTGCAGGAGCAGCAGGGGTAGCAGGTGCAGGAGTTTCCATTGCCGGCTCAGTTCCTTCGGTTGCTTGAGTTTCAGTAGGCTCAGTTACGTTATCAGCAGTACCCATATCATCTACGATAGAGAAAGTAGTACCATCTTCCAATACATAATCACCTTTAGGAAGTGGCAAAACTCCGCTTGGGTCTACAAGTGATACAATCACACCTGGCTCAAGTTCTTCTGCATCATAGCGAATAATGGTAGTACCATCTTGCAATTTAGCATCGGTAAACTTCTGCTCAGTAGTTACAATAGTTTCTTCGTTCTCAGGTTTTTGAGAACCCAAAAGAACTTTCAATTTTTCAATTCCTTCTTGAAGTGTCATGGTTTTCCTTTTTGTATATAATATAATTTAACTTAATATGTACAACTTATCCGTTAATGGAATCAATGATCTCGATAATCTGAGATTCTAATGATGATTTTTGAGGGACTAAATCGAACATCCCCTCTACGCTAAACCCTTGGAAACTGCCGTCTTTAATCTGATTCCAAATTTCCTCATTATCTACCTTGTAACTTCCAAACCAACTGCCCTCTGTGATATTCTCAAATCCCTTTGGAGGCGCAATACCTCGTTGCTTATCGACGATAAAACTCTCAAACATACTCACCCCATCTACAATCTGATTACCATCGTGCATTAGGTTAACGTTATTCTGATAGCCTTTCTTCATAAACTTCTGCACCATTAGTTCAATCTGAGCCTTATCAAATACTACATAGAACTCTCCCATTGATTCGTTTCTACGGTAGATAGGTAAATCAGCAATCATAAGCGCACCGGTTACTATTCTTCTCTCAGCATCTGCGGTGAATTTGAACTCACGATTAAACGCAAAGAAATTACGTTCAATAGCAGGTTGGTCAACAAGTGCCACATAATTAACCCCACTCTCATCACTCTCATCCTTTAGAACTAAAGTATAAATGGGTAGTTTTCTATCGTTGCTCATATCTTATAATATAATTTATCTTTATTTGTACGGCTTATAACTTCGCTCTACTTTCGATAGTACCAACCCGTTTCTGTGTTTTAGTGATGTCTGTTTCAACTACTACCGCTTTAACCGTTGGTTGTTTTTGATCTACACCTTTAATACTTCCGTCAGGATTCAGCAAAGTACTCCCATTTGTAGGAGGGGCGATAGGAACACCACCACTTGAAGCACCTAACGATGGCGCACCACCTCCACCACTCTCACCACCTTCAAACTTGGCCGAAGCAATCTTAGCAATGTTAGCCCCAGCCATTACAGCATTTAATGCAGCCAAAGCATAAGACAATGGAGGGGATTGAGTTAATGCAGCCTGTACGGAACGAATACCATCAATGGTAGCACGAACAATATTGAAAGCCTTATCAACCTTAAACTGTTTTTTCTTGAGTGCAAGTTCAGCAGCAGCATTACCCTTGGCCTTCTTCATCTGACCGGCAAAGTATAAATCAGAAAGACCCTTAGCAGCATTTAACCCTGCCTCTACCGTACTAACTGCTTGAGCAGACTGTTGCTGTTTTAATTGGTGTTCTTGCTCTGCATATCGTTGAGCAATCTCTAATTTCTGATTCTCTGTAAGTTCTTTATTATCAAGTTCAGCCTGTTTCTGTGCCTCTAAAAAAGCGAGTTTATCAGATAACTCTGCATCATTAGATTGCGCCTTTATTTGTAATCCTAATAGTTGGTCATTTTGATAATCTTGTAATGCTTTTTCTGCATCCTGTCTGCCTAATTCGTATTCTCTTGCAGAAATCTCCCTCTGTTGTTTTTCATTCTGCTTTCTAATTTCATCCTTCTTTTTTTGTTTATCAATCTCAATCTGCTCTAATCTATCGGCTTCTGCCTCAGCCTCTTTCATTAATCTATCATTATCCTCCTTTTTTTTCTTTGCTTCATCCTCCCACATTTTAACTTTCTTCTCATGATCGGCCTCCCTGCGAGCATTATCGGCAGCGTTTAAATCTTGGATAGATTGATAGTACTTACTATTCTCAACTTGTAAATCTGTGAGTTGCTTTAACTCATCCTCGTTTAGTTTACCCTTCTGCTTTAGTCCGCTAATGATTAGGTTGTTAGCCTTAATAGCAGCCTGCGCCTTTTGTACCTCAATTAACTCTGTAGCATCTCCGGCACGTTTAGCAGCAGCAATCTCACTATCATATCTATCAGCATTGGCCTTTTTAATTCTCTCACCATTCTTAATAATAGAATCGGTAAGCCTATCCATTTTAAAGTTGGTAAGACCTAAGAAGTCTAAGAAGTCTTTCCCTGTCTGAATCAATGTATCTAATACTTTACCAAGAACCTCAAACGCTTTACCAACAAATGGAATCTTATCTTTCAGTTCATATAAGGCAGTACCAATCCCGATAATCACCGTAGCGATCAACATAATAGGATTGGCTTTTAATACGTTCCCCAATACCTTGAACGCATCACCCATTCCCATAATACCCTTAATACCTTCAGCAAATGCAGTAGCAGCCTGTACTTTCAATAGGGTTTTCTCTAATGCTTTACTCTCACCACCAAATAAAGCAGCAGCACCTTGAGCGGCTTGAAATCCACTTGCTAAACCTCCTACAACATTTCCAAAAGCCTTAACCTTTCCCTCAGGATTAAAAGCGTTAATCTCGTCGTTTAGGTCTTTGATATTATCCCTAATACCTCCTAACTTCTGTAACGCTTTCACATACTCTTTAGAGCCTACGGTCAATCCGTCTAACTCCTTTTGAGCCTCTTTAAAATCCTGTTTAAGAGCCTTTAAACTCTTACCACCTTCACCCGTATCTACCGATACACTAAATGCTATTTCTTCTTTTGCCATTATACTTTTCCGATTATGTACCAGTTAGTCCCGTTGCTTTGAACGGTGATAGATTGATATTGTGTTGTTAATGTATAGCTTGTTGCATCCTCAATTAATCCACCTGTTGCAGGAACGATCAAAACGTCACCGATTGCACTATCAATTTTCTTAATTGTTATTGTTTTACCAGTTGTTGCATTTGAATCATAAACCCCATAAAGTCCAGCAATAGGTAGATTAATGGTAGTTCTCGATGAGGATGTAGTTACAAATACTACTCCATCTGTGGCGTTTAGATTGACGGTCTTATTGGATGAACTTACACTTCTTACCTTAGCAAATGGAAGTCCCACCTTTGGAAAGTAAGAACCATACAAATAGAACCCATCTTGAATAGAGAATGTAGTCCCACTTGAATTGATAGCAGTAACACCATGTCCAGTTCCATCAATAGTACATCCGCTTGAATTTAACAGCGTAACGTTATCAGCAAATACAGAGTTGTAATCACCGTTAATGATTGCGCTCTTAATATTAGAGCCGATATTGTTTCTTGTTCCGGTAACTATTACATCATCCTTTGTAGTAGTGTTACCCATTGGTAAACTTCCACTCGGTAAGAATGGAGCAGCCTCAGCACCGATTAACGTGCCATGACCACCATAAATAGTCTGAATCTTGCTTGTAAACCTATTAGATTCCTTAATCTTAATGAACTCACATTTTGTGGTTTGTTGGTCGATAGGGTTATAGTCGAAAATCTTATTCAGCCTATATAACTGCTCACCGAAGAAGAATTGGTTTCTAAAATCAAGTTGTTTAATGTCCTTAGGTGTCAAATAGAAATAACCCGTTACAATCTTGCTATCCTTATCCGTGATCTCGTCAATGAACTTCTTGTGATACTTATTGAATACGTTGTTATTCGTGTAGCTTGTTGCTGTATAATACAACTCATAAGGCACAGCAAAACTAAGGTCAAATGTAGGGGATGTTGGATTATCCAAATGCCCTGCATAGCAATAGGTGGTCTCTGTGCTTATTCCGCTTGTTCTACCTTCAAAAGTCCATGGCTGTGAAGTGGAAATCTCCCCTGCACAATAAAGTAAACGGATATTAAAAGCCTTTGGTTTAACCGCCCCACTTTCATCCAAGTTATATATTCTTGGTATTACTCTGTCTTGTGCTGGGTCAGCCACCAATGGCGTTGGACTAAATATTACTTTAACCTCGTTTTTGCCTGTCAGAAATTCGTTCCCTGTTTGGTAAAGTCTATTTCCGTAGGCTAATTGATATTTGTCTTTATAGTCCTTATTGTACTTATCTGAATCGTCCGTATAGGAATAATAGAAATCTCTAAAATCCAAATCACCCATCGGAGTTATCTCCAAAGGCTTAGAGTTGTCTAACTTGTAATGCCAATTTACGGTAGTCCCACTTGAATAAAAATCATCCCTCGTTTCAATATACAGCTTATTAGGAACGTCCTTATCAACCTCAACGTAAAGGTTAAACATCTTAATCAGCGACAACAGAAAATCCTTCTGTTTGATTTTTAATGGAACGCTGTTATTCATTAATACGTTATCTCCCTCAATCAGTCCGCTATTAACAACCTCATTCCAAAGTCTAAACCCTGAGAAGTTATATTGTGTAGCAGAGCCGTTAGGGTTATATGGAATAACCTTTGCTGTCAGCACATCACCTGCATTCAAGAATACATTAGCACCTGCACAGGCGGTTAATGTAGTAGCAGTACTCGGAACGGCTACTGGGCCATAACCACCTACATAGGTAGGCAATCCACTTGCTCTCTCAATTCTCATATTAAAGAATGGAGCATTCCCAACACTAAAATTGTGGTTAACACTAAAGTTCAAGTTGTAATAACCCGACTTATAGATAGTAATGGTATCGGCAGCAATACTCACCTGAGATGCAGGGTCGTTAATAACGGTATCTATATTTACCGTTTGAGTAGTACTAAACGCACCACTCGGATAAGCACCGAGCGAAATAGTCCCACTCGAAGCCTGAGTGCAATCGTATAGCCTTGCTTGAATCTCTGTATCGTTCAATACCAACTTATTAGAGTTGGAAGGAATGATTAACTTGGTAAATGGATCGCTGTTAAAGAAGTTACTCTCATAGATATAACCGGCATCAGCAAAAATCTTATCGATATACTGCCTAACAAAGATAGCAGGGTATAACTGCTCAACGTTAAATCTGTTTAGATCGTTATCAAATCCATACTCAATAAGAGGGTATATATACCCATCGGTATAAGGATTACTCCATGTTCCCTTTTGATTATTCTTATCGTAAGTATGGTTAAATTCGCTGAAATCTAAGTCGGTCAATTCTTTCTCACCGATAGCAGTAAAGATAGAACCTACCTGACCTTTGATACACACATTGTACTCAATCCGTTTTTCGTCATCAATCTCAATGGAAAGTACTTGAAGATAACCACTCATCTGCGGTAGGTCATCAATATAGATGGTGCATGGTGCTTTTACATTCGGGTTAAATGTACCATCCCCAATATTCACATCGAAGATATGACCGAATCGAATGTTGTTCCCTTTCGTTCCAGGTATCTTAATCGTCTTGGAATAACTTGCATCCCTTTTCTCAGGTGTTCTAATATCAGAAATAGCATAATTGAGTGGCGTTGATACGTCATCGTACATATCAATATCACCACTCGATAAAAGTTCAATCCGTGTCCTTCCCATTAGAATCTCTGTCTGTTTCTGTTATATGAATAAGTGAACTCGATAGTTAGGTTAAATAACTTATCATTCACATATTTCTTTCTTTCGTGTTTGGCCGTAGTGATATTGATAGGGATCAAATTACCGTCTTTCTCAACGTACACATCAGGGGAAGTAACTAATTCCTCTAACCAAGTAATCTGCGCCTCACTCAGCCAATCGCTTTGGCAAATAACGTTATCCTGTACCCTTGTGTCATATTGTGTAACTGCTCGCTGACTTACCTTATACCCATAGTCATAAAGTGCGTTATATGCCCCTAAATTCTGCTTATATGTTTCTCTCTTAACATCAGAAGTGAATCGGTTAATCTTTGAGAAAGTAAACGCATCGTAGCCTCCTAACTTATTCAGAAAGTGAATCCGATATTTTGTATACTTCGTGCAAGGTGAGTTAATCGTATATCTGAACTGCTCAGTTACCGCCACATTAGAAGCGTTGAACATCTGAATGGTATATGCGTAGTCTGTGCTGTTGATAATCGGCTGCGCTCCCAATGTGATGTTAGCAGGTGAAATCTGATTAATCAAAGCAGGAGAAGAACAGAATCTAAAGAACCGACCACTTGACTTATAAGGGTTGTTCACCTTAGCCGTGTTGATTGTAGTATTTGAACTATCCTTAGTCACTATATACGCATAATCAATAGTCCCCGACGTGATAGAGTTACAATACAGATAAGCGTTATCCGTAAATTCAATATCCCCACTCGATGGCATATTGGTTAGGAATCGGCAGGATGAGGTACCAGCGTTAATAGTGCCACTTGAATAGGAAACAAAATCCTCATAATCGTATACACCATTCCAAACGTACTTCGTTCCGGTTAACACCTGATTAGGGTAAACCGTTGATCCCGTAGATGAACTGCCATAACTTTCTCCGAATTTCAGCACATAACTCGCATAGCTGTTTGAGTTAACCCCAAATCCATAAGTAGTCAGATCAATATCCTTAGAGATATAGTTCTCTATAATACGGGCAGGATTGAATAAAGCCGTACCATACGTTGGATGAGGAGGGATAATCAATCTATCTACATAAGATGAAGACCCGTTAACATACACATCACAAACGTATCTAAAGTTGGCCGTATTAGCCAAAGTGGAAGTAACGAGGTGATTCAACTCGTTATACCCTGGCATAATAGGGGCGCATTCCTGCTTTAATGTAATCATTGCTCTATTGCTTGTATAATTGCTACTTTAATATCTCGCCCTACTGATTCTCTCAAATCTTTCTCTAATTGGCTTACTATGTTTCCTTCTACCACCTCAGCTAAAAAGTGAGTAGGTTTAATGCCCTTCTTTTTAATGGCTCTTCCAAGTACAAACGCCAACCCCTTTCTTTTGCTCTCTAAACTCTGTTTGCTTTTCTTTACCTTTTTATCCCTTACCTTAATTCCACGATCTCGGATGAAGTTTAACATAGCATCCAATGGAGGTGCTTTTGCCCCTTTTCTTCGCCCCTCTTCAACGTACTTCCAATACTCCAACATTGACACTTCTAACACAATAGCCTGTCCGTAAATCTTTGTTTCAGCCTTTACACTCTGCCATAACTGACCCCGTGCCACCCTATCATGTTTCTCTAATGAGGCGTGAATAGCGTTAATTAACTTCTCCTCGTAATCCATCAGCAACTGCCGAGGACTTTTAATATCTGCTTCGGGCATTTCTTAGCTGTTGCTGCGTTTGTTCTTCAATATAACCCTGTTTATCTTTGTAGTAAGCCAATGTATTTAGAAAAGCTACTACGTTCATATCTAAAAAGAAATCCCACTTAGTACGGTCGTTATTACTTAGATTATCCAATGTGTAATACCATCCCCAATACTCTACGAAACTCGGTTTACTTCCTTTCTCAATTCCCTCGCCATCTTCGCTAACTGCCGTTTCAAATAGTCTTCCGTAGCCTTTGATAAGTTCTTCCAACTGGTTAAAAAAAAACCACTATATGTGAAGGCTACATCCATAGTGCAATGCTCTAACAAATAAGCTTCTATATCCTTTTGGCTTTGTACCGTCCTTGCCTTTCTCTTCCCAAACCAATTAACCTCATGAAAGAAGATAGCCAATACCCTGTGGATATTTGTATTAGCCATTTCCTTAGTCTTAACCAACTCCGATAAACTGATAAATGAAGACGCTGCCGAATCTCTCAGGATCAAATCAACGTTAAATCGTTTCTTCCCTACTCTAACAGATGGACGCGGTACCGATTCCTTCACCTTACCTGCAACGAATGAAATACGCTTAATGTAGGTCTTTAAATCACCCACACTCACCTTCTCGTTAATATCCTTGATTGATACGTTAGAAAGCGCAGAAAGCATGGCAATAACCTTTTGGGTATCATCCTCCCAATCCATATCCATCGCCTCACAAAGGTTGTAGTATTGTTTGATGGTTACTTCATCCCATCCGCTTGGTACGTTTAACTTCATACCCTATAATATAAAAAACAGGGTATTGTACACGCTAAATAACGTGGTATTTTCCGTTATTGTTATTTTGTAGCTTATTGAGTGCTACATATCGGAGGGCATCTATTGCGTGGTTATTATAATCAACCGGAGTGTTAATCGGATTCCCCTGTTTATCGGTTGCCCATTTGTATGACTTTAACTCCTTTAATAGGTTGGTTGATTTAGCCGTTATGTTGAGTTTATAACGCTTTAAAATGTCAATTGAGTTCTTGATACTATCAGCACCCTTTAACGCTCCATTCACGTTAAAACCGTGGTTGTATATCTCGGTGATACTCTTAGGCTCTGAACTATCAGCAACGATATACTCGTGCCGTTTAATATCCAACTCCCTTAATCGTTCAGCTATTTGATCATTGGTCATTCCCCTCTTATACTCCAACTCATTCACATATAACTCCCCATTCTGCATTCTTACTTCCAAAATCGCAGTCGGGTCATTAGTGAATCCAAAGTCCATTCCATAACCAACAAAAGTAGAATCATCAGGGAGTACATCAACAATAGAATAATCAGTGAAAATAAGACCAAATATCTTACCATACTGCCCAAGACCGTAAATCTTCCAAAACTCAGGGTCAGTCTTTTCCAGGTATTCAATCTCCGACACCAGCGATTGCGGTAGGAACGTGTTGTCCTTGTAAGTCGATACGATAACTTCAACATCCTTTTTCTCTATTGCTCGTTTCTGTTCTAATTCTGTGTTAATCCAAATGTTCTCATCGTCAGGGTTGAAGTCTATAAACACCTTATCCTCGGTACGCATAAGAAGCTGAAAGAACTCTTTTTTGTAGTCTAACTCGTTCGCCTCGTTGCAGTATAGGATATTCCGTTTAGCACCCCTCAACTTCTGCTCATCATCTGCACCGATAAACTCAACCATACGATCCCCATACTTGTAGGTCTTTTTGGTCTTATTCTGTTGGATGGTATTCTCGAACCCGTGTTTCTTGATCTCTTCCTCAAAGTCGCGGATAACGGTAGCATCTAAGGTAGTAGAGTATTTACGAACAGTAGACCACACACCTTTCTCTACTCGCTTATTCCTTTCAAGTTGCCCAGTCATTAGCCACAACAGGCATACTTGGACAATAGATACGGTCTTACTGCTACGAGTGCCACCACGGTTTACTACGATTTTCTTATCAGAACCGTAATTTCGACTAAATACCGGAGTGACCTCCAACTGCATAACTTTTCTTATTTTAGAAATAACAAGTGTTATCGTGGCGGCCAAAATAACTTTTCTTATTTTAAAATTAAGAAGTGTTAGGTCTTGAGCCAAAATAACTTTTCTTATTTTGAAATTAACAAGTTTTATTTTAAGAAGGCAAGTTTTTGAAAATAACTTTTCTTATTTTGAAATTAGTAAAAGTTATTTCAGAAATCAATCTTTTTGAAATTAGTTTTTGTTATTTTGAATTTAACAAAAGTTATTTCAAAATCATAAGTTTTTAAAATTAGTTTTTCTTATTTTCAAATTAACAAGTTTTATTTCAAAACCCAAAATAACTTTTGTTATTTTCAAATTAGTAAGTTTTATTTTCAAAACCCAAGTTTTTGAAATTAGTTTTTGTTATTTTTAAAATAAGAAGTTTTATTTCCCAAATCAATGTTTTTCAAAATAACTTTTGTTATTTTTGAAATAAGAAGTGTTAGCTTGACGCTGAAAATAACTTTTGTTATTTTTAAATTAAGAAAAGTTACCTAACCACCTAAAATAACTTTTGTTATTCTGAAATTAGCAAAAGTTAGCCAAAAAACACAAAAAACCGAATTTAGTTACGCTTCACGCTGCTTTTCGATGATTTCAACCCTTGTAACCGTCTGATTCTGATTCTCGGTGATCTCATCCTTCCAATCCTCTTTTCCGAGGTTTCTGAGGGCGAATTGCGCCCCTGCCCAGGTAAATGAGTAGAGGTTCTTTTCGTAGCACATCTTGATGAACTGCTTACCCTTATTGACCACGTTTAAAAACTCGGGGCTTCTTTCAGCATAATCCATAAGGCTTTTTCGTGTTGAAAACCCCAAATAAAGCGTTAAACCCTCTATTGTAGGCTGATATTTACCCGAATTATTCTTGGTAGTTTCAAAATAATCGACCATAACCCTTTCCATTTCGGATGGGTCAGTATATTTGGCTGGTCTTCCAAATAGTGCCTTAAAGTCTATATCTCCCTTTGCCATTATCTAAATAATTTACCGATACTCCCCAACTCTTTAATCACATCGGGGTTGTTATCGTAGTGAGTTGTGATTCCTAATTCTTTAATTTTTTCAATCTTAGCCTTGTTACTTCCGGTAGCAAATACCCTTGATTCTGGGATTCTTAGTTTGGATGCCGTGTTTAACACTCCTTCTTTCCGTGATCGTGCAGAGATGATATAAACCGTTCCTTGTTGTTTCTCAGCGAGGTTCTTACCCGTATTAGTACTTAATACCCCATCATAGTCGAAAGATGTCTTAGAGGCGTCGTATTCATCCCAAAATGAATTACACACAGCATAGCGTTCAAACTTGTCAGGGTGCTTATCATTCATCTCAGGGTCAGCCATACATCGACTAAGATAATGGCTTTTAGATTCTTCCTTAGTTGGATAGGGCATCTTGTTTCTCTTTGATGATTCTTTCCACCTCAGCTTGTTTAATGCTGTCTTGGAAGTCGTATAAGTCCCACTTTAGGCTATCAGCGTAATGGGTGATACTATCCATGTATGTATCTTTAGGCTCTACCTTTTCTTTGGGTTGCTCTGTGGTACACGCTGAAAGTAATAGTAGACTAAGAATTAGCTTTTTCATATTCGTTTAGTAATGATTTAGTGAATTTTAAGAAACCGGCACGGCATGGGTCACACGTTCTCAGTATTGGTTCAGTAGCAATCCCCTGCTCTTCCAGGTAGTCAAATAACCCATCTGCTCCACCAATATACGTTTGATGTTGTACAAATGTATCAACGATAGGCTTATAGGATAAAATTCTGTTATATTGCTCGGTGGTTAGCATATCCTATAATATAAAAATACTTATTTTGTACACGGGAATCAGTTTTTATCATGATAACTATTTACCTTTAAGATGCTTCCATCGTTTTGTATCTCAACATACTCACTTGTCGAGTGTTTCAATTCTACTACTCGATCTCCTCTTCTTGGATAAATCAACTTGTACTCTAAATCTCCATATATAGACTTATAAATATCTACCATATTTCTGAGTTCCATAGGATTAACCGAGTACCTACCTGGCGAAGATAGCATGGTATAGATAATCAATCCAACTGCCTCATCTAATGATACAAAATAGCGTTTACAATTAGCGGCAACCTCTCTTACTTTGCTTTGTTTCCAAATCTCAAAAACATTACCACTTGACTGAACCACATTGTAGAAACGAGCAACACTATTCCCAGAGTTTAAAATTAAACGTTCTGCTATCAGTTTTGTTGATCCATAAACTGTCTCAGGGTTACAACTTTTACAAGTAGAAGTTAAAACAATCTTAGCCGATGGAAAGGCTTTAATAAGATTCTGAGTACCTATGGTATTAATATTCATGGTTTCTATTGTATCCTCTTCACCCTTTGGAGCGTGTTTAGCACCGGCAAGGTTAATCACCACATCAAATCTTTGATTGGCATATTGTCTAATACTATCCATATCAGTAACATCCATAAAATTAGGGCAGTCCACTACATCAGTAGCTACTACATCACATTCTAATAAACGTTCTTGTAGTCGTTTACCAATAGAGCCTGATGCCCCTGTGATTAGAATTTTAAGACCACTTGCTGAAATGTCGAGCAGATTAGTCCATTCTTTTCTTCCTAATACTTTTTCTATCTCCATCTTAAATTTTTTTCGGGGTTTCCACATACCACCTCTGCTGTTTGTACATTCTTTGTTACTACGCTTCCAGCTCCTATCATACAATTGTTATAAAGGATTACTCCACAAATAATGGTTGAGTTTGCCCCGATGCTTACTTTATCCATTATTATTGTTTCTTTAAATCTATGCGTCCAATCTTCAACCGGAAGCTCGGGGAATATATCATTAGTTGTTATAACTCCAGGCCCAATGAACACATCGTTACCAATCGTAACCCCTTCATAGATTAATGCTCCTGTTTGTATTCGGCATCTATCTCCTATTGTAACCCCCTTACCTATATATTCATTTTCTCCAATCGTACACGAATTTCCTATCTTGGCATCTTTACATATATGAGTGTTAGCCCATATGTTTGTTCCTTGTCCTACATTCTCGTAGGCAGTTTCTATTATTGATGTTGGGTGTATCATATCTTCTTTATAAATTT